ATACTCTCTGGCTTGAGCGATTGGTACAACAACCACAACACTTACGGTACCTGGATCTGGCAACAAATTCAGGGCCATTAGCCTAGTGTCACCACAATCTACTACCAATTGATTGTTTTCTTGGTGTGCAAGGATGGGTTTTCGTATGGGCTCTGAGCCCAATCTCTGATAGATCCAGTTGGCTCTCATGAGTCTTGCTGCTTCATCTTGTTTCATTGCAGGCCACGAAAGTAAATTTCTGTTATTATACTGTAGTTCGTTGTTGACTACTTCCACAGTCCTTTGCAGAGTGCAAACTGGCTGTAGATCTTCTACAGGCCATTGTGAGTGATAAAACATTGCCCACTGGTCGCCTAGTGCTTGTTCAATTGTTAGTTCCATGCAGTATTTACAGGTTAAATAGATCACTATGAATTTTGGACAATTTTTTAATGAAACACTAGGTCCCATGGGTTTTGATGTTACTCCGAACAGGTATCATGCCTATCACGGCGAATTTGATCCCGAGAATGGATGGACGCTGTGGCTTGATCACATAGAGTTTACCCCGAAAACTTTATCAGTGGTTCACTTTCCAGATTTTGCCACCATCAAAGACAATCAGGTTCTTGAACTGGCCAAGATTGAGCAGTTTTATGGTGCCAACTGCCGCCAAGTTTTGGTCACTTACTGGACCAGTGACATGCACAAGTATTACAATGGTCCGTTGAACCTGATCAAGTTTAGTAATCACAACTATGACCTTTGCAAAGAACTGGCTGCAAATTTTGATCAATGGAAACACATCTTGAATCAACCGCGCACTCATGCCTGGCAGTGTTTAAATGGACGACTGTGTGTTAATCGAGTAGCAGTTGCTGAACTACTGAAAACCTTTGATCGAGGTTGGCTAAGTCTGGGCACTGAAATACCTCTACCGCACTTTCACTACAGCAATTATTTTGGCTGTGAAAACTATCCTAACTTTTTAGAACTTGGATATGTGTACGGGTCAGCAGCAGTGAACATTGTGACTGAAACACAGTATTTTCAACCCACAGGAATTGTCACAGAAAAAACTCTGCTGGCCATTGCAGCCGAGCAGATACCCATAGTGATTGGTCATCCAGGCATAGTAGATCAATGTCGTCGCATGGGGTTTGACATGTTTGATGATATTGTGGACAACAGTTACGATACCATCAGCAATGATCATGGACTTGTCAGAGCTGAGCAAGCAATCCAACGTAATCTCAGACTGATTCGTGGTCAGGTTGATCTTGAATCTTACCAAGCTCGACTTCGTCGTAACAGAGAATTTCTATTGTGGGAATTTCCACAGCAAATGGAACGTGATTTTCAAACACAGGCTCGCGTTCTAGCAGATCGCTTATTGCCTAGCTATACCGCGTAAAAACTTTTCCACATCGCCATACAAGGCAAACAAACTGGCTTCTTTGCCACCGTAGATATAAATCTCTGGTGCTTTGCCTTGCGTTAGGTAGTAGGGACAGGTCATTTTGCGATCCAGTGTCAACAGCGTACTGGCCTTGGCATGTATGCTTGGTGGCAGTTGAAACTTGTGTCCTTCAATCTCAGCAAGACTAAAAATAAAAAAGCCTTCGTGACTTAGACGAAGACCTGCATCCTCTCGGGGGTTTCTCCACCACTCTGCTAGTGCTTCTTCTAGACTAGGCTTGTGTGTGCCTTTGCATACTTCTAGTACCGCACAAGTGATAGTTTCTTTAATGGACATCGGGGTATACCTGCGCCCCTTGTGTTAGCAACACCACTGTGAATTTTTCCGTCTTAAACTGAATGTTAAGTTTGCGAGCCAGATTGATTGCGTGACCGGGGTTTGAAAAACTAACCTTTTTGTACTTGGGTCCAGGATACTGTGTCAGCATGTTGGATGTCTTTAGGTTGATAGGTTTCGAGTCATAGAACACAGCCCACACCCCCTCCGACGCCAGCACTTGCTCGGTCTTATAAGTTTGTTTATTGGTATGCTCAACTAGCACACTAGGTTTGGGTCTACTCATCATTAAACTCCTACATTTATTTATCTAAAAACATAGCAGTTAAAATGTTCCGCCAGTGAGTTCTACTTTGATCACGTCGTCTCTGTCGGCATTTTGTCGTTCACGTAGTGTCTCAACAACCAGCAATAACTTGGTGATATCGCTATGTAAATCTTTGGCATCTTTGAGGCTCATTGAAACATCGCGACCTCCACGACTTTCCTGCGCTTTGATTAGATCGATAAATCGGTTGATATGTATACTCATTGTTTGTTTCTTTCTGCCACAGCGGCATGATATCTGGACCAAAAACTATGATAACTCTCGTTGTCTTGGGCACTTATAGTGTTCATCCATTGAACATGAATTTCTTGGCTGCGCCATTTTATAGTGGCATTTTTAGGGTCAGGGGTATGTACTTCAGCATCACCCGCGGCCACTGCCGCATGCACAGCCGCTTCATGAATATCGTGTTGGCGCCACCATTCTTCCTGCTCAGCATCGCTGAGAGTGGCTACCCATTCTTCCATGGTAAATTCGCCACGACAAACTGTGATTACTTTGTCGTAGTTGGGATCTTGATCAAATGTGGTTATGACCTGTGTACTCATTGTTCTATTTCAATCTCATCTTCAGTGGTTTCTATTAGTTCATCAACACCAGTTCCGCTGATCAAATCGTAAGTGACATCGCCTACTCGCCAAGTTTCTGTCCACAGATGCTGACTGTTGCTGGATTCTGATGGCATGAGCCTCAGCATGGTCAAGGTCTTTTCGCGCTCCTCGCCTCGAATCACACGCATGTTTTTAAGCAGGCCCGCACGTTTCAAGAACGCACGAGCCTGTTCCTTCGTTCTGAATTCCAAAGGATTGACCATTACTTTGTCTTTGTCAAAAATTGTTCAAGATCAGGTGGTGTCCAACCCACTGGCTTGAGAACCTTGCCATCTTCACGCTTGCGAACTTTGCCTGTCTTTTTGTCAATCTTGGCAAAGTTGGTCTTCATGACTTCTTTCCAGGCACCTTCGCCGTCAAAACCTGCCGAATGAATAGCACCAATAGTAACAACCAGGATGTCAATCAGTGCGTCTAATTGTTCTGTTCGGTCACCAGCAGCAACTGCTTCTTGCAGTTCTTTGTATTCTTCAGTGATAAGATTACGATACATTTCGTACTGTGCATCGTCACCTGTAACGCATTGGTCACAGGCATTCATAAATTTTTCTTGATCACGAAACGGATTTGTCATTGGCTTCTTCTTTGGAGTAAAAAGGTCCTTGGTACTTGTAACGTTCAAGTACAATGAGCTTTGGATTACGCACTGGTTTCCAGTTGCGATGTTGTTTGATCATGTACCAACCTGCGGCAAACCACGATTTGCTTTTTTCTTCTTTGGTAAACAACGGCAAACGGTGTTTGACATCCCAGATAGGATTGAAAACTTTGCACCCAGTATTGTACCCGTGCACCTGTTGATCTTGGGGTTGACTCACATGTTCTGCAGGAACAAACTCAATGTTCTCTCTGTTTCTCAACATAGGAATGGTTTTGTAGCTGGCAGTTTTGTTGTTGATGGTGATTTGATAACCATCATTTACAGCCTGTATGTTACCAACCTTTTGATCATTTTGTTTAATGATCCAATACTGTTCGTCTACTACAGGTTTAGCTATTAGTGTCATCAAGGACTCCTTTGTAAGTTTCATTAAGCCAACGGCTGATAGGTTCCGCTTGCTCGCTGAGTTTGTTAAGCTCATATTTGCCACAGAACTTCATGAAGTAGGCTCCTACCTGGCCTACATCCTTGTGACTAATCTGTTCACGGATGCAAGCGTCTACCGCGGCTTTGATCTCATCAGGCTGTGCTGTGAGATCAATCAAGGTACGATTGCGCTCGTAGTCGTCCAACACCCGGTGCTCAACTCCATTGTGGTCTGACCAACGTTGCAACATCATGTTGTTCCAGTTGTAGCCTTTTTGGTGTCGATCGGCAAATGCTTCACGGAGACCAACCTTATTCTTTGTGCCTTTCTCACGAACTCCTGGATATGCACTGAACACGTTGTCTGATGTGTCTCCACGCATACACTTCTCAAATAGTAACCAGGCCGGATCCGGAGCGGTTTTTGGAGCATTAGTTTTTTTATCAATGATAAGTTTGTCTTTGGCATCAAAAATACCTTCCAAGGTGAGCAATTCGTCAGTGATGCCATTATACTGGCGCACATTGTTGGCAACGAGTTGCACATAGTCTGTGTCTGAACTGATAATAATATGTTCGTCTTGGGGATGTAATGAGATCCAACGTGCAATGATGTCATCTGCTTCGGCTGTTGCGCAACGGATTACACTGCAATTGGTTTTGTCTGACAAGTATTTAGTCAGATTATCATAGCTTTCCCAGAACAGTTTGTCCTCTTCAGCTTCAGTTTCGCTCATTGCGGCACGAGCCACAGCCCGCTGTTTTTTGTAGGGTTCGTAGAAATCCTTGCGCCAGGAGCGTCCTTCCAGTGCGAAAATCACATGGTCTGCACCAAATCGTCGCGCAACCTTGTTTACACTCATCATTGTGACATGTAGTGCAAACCCCAGTTTAGTCCAGGTGTCACTGGCTCTGTGAGCACTGTGGCGTGCTCGAAAAAACATGTTGGCAGTGTCAATAAGTAGGTATTTCATTGGAATTCAATAGTTGGTTGCGTTTAATGTATTGTAACAGATATTCGCCCCAAAAGCAATGGGCGTCTGGCCCAAAATGCCAACTATCTGGGTTAACCGTTTTGAATCCTTTTTCTCTTAGTACACTATTGTATGTTTGGGCAGGATCATATGGACCAATGTAGCAGTTTTCCCAATCATAACGATGTTGGACATCACCAAAATGGTTGTTGCCGTTGAACATCACATGCCGAATCCCTTGTGCTTTGAGTTCTTGGTGGAATTGCCAAATCTGTTCGTGCGCTTGTGCAGTACACGTTTTCCAGTCAATGTTGGCAATGTATTCTTTGTAGCGTTGTTTAAAATGTTCAGGAACTTCATCTACACCGCTGGCATTTACTTGCATCCAACCATCATTGCCATCGAACCATTCTTCGCGTTCCCAGGTTGACCACTGTATTACCAAAAACAAATCTTTGACGTCTTCTTGATCTAGCAACCACCGACGAGTGGTACGAATGATACGACGATTGCTGCCACCGGCTTGTGCATCTAAATATAGAATAGCTCGCAACCAATTGGCAAGTTCGCAACCAAAACTCACACGTTCATTGTCAGGATGAGGTTGTTGACCCAGACCATAAAACAATCCATCATCCTGTGCCCAGGCGTGTGGATTTACTGCTTCGGCAGCGGCAGCATGACTGTCGCCATTTACATATAGAATCATTGGTGTTTTCGCAAAGATGGATCACGTTCAAATATAATGGCATGTGCCGGGCTTGTGTTTATTTCGTTGATCAAAATATCAGCCCAGGCCTTGTGCCCAGCAGGCTCAAAGTGTTGCCAACCTGGCGTGAGTTCTTCATAGTTGTGCTCAATGCAGAATGGCACATAGCACTGACGTTCATTGTAAGGGCAGAAGAAGCAACAGTGCCAGTCTAGCCATTCCTTTTCGCTTTCTATCTGAAAGTGGTGAAATGCATTAAAGAACAGGTGAGGAATTTTTCGTTCGTACATCCACATGTGCAAGTTGTAGATCTTGTTGTGCCAGTAGTAACTCATAACCCTGTGCCAATTTGGATCCTTCTGAATGTGATTTTTCCAAAATTGGTATCTACGTCTAAATTCATTTGGAATCTGTTGGCCTACATCTAACTGATTGATTTCGTGAAACTGATTTTCGAAATACCATTGCTCTCGACCGTGTTCGCTCCATCCAATTACAACTAAATCTGGTGCTGGATTAGTTTGCAAGTATTCCCAGGTCGACTGATAGATTAAGTCATTGCTGGCTCCGCTCACAGCAAGATTAGTAGAACTTGCTCCATAGTAGTCAGCAATAACTCCGGCCATGCCTTGCCCGCGATCATCTAATTCTTCTCCGCTCATGTTGGAGTCGCCATTAAAAAGTATATGCATTTATTCCTCGTATGCAGGGTTTGGAACATCAAGCTCGAATACATGATACCGAGGCCTTGGCGTGATAGTTGTTTCTCGGAGCATTTCTACTGTGCGTTGAAACTCGGCTTCTTGATATGTGGCAAAAAATCCTGTGCCTAGAGTTGCCACACTGCTACTGAAGCCAATACCATTGAATGTTAGCCCGCTTTGCCGAATCAGTGCATATATTTTGAGTGTGTTAGGTGGTTTTATGGGTTCCATTCAACAGTTCCTTTTCTGCCTCGGCTGCTGCCGCACGTTTGCGCAAACTGCTGCTGGAGAACGAGTGATCTCTGCTGTTGAACACATGTGCTATGCCTAGGCCAACACCTTCGTTGCGTCCAGTAAAATTGGTGTCTTCGTATTCCTGGCCCAGTATGCGTACATCAATTGGCAAGGTCAGAATCAAATCAACCAAGTCTCGCTCTGTGGTGTACACCACAATCTCGTCCACAAATCTACAGGCACTGAGTTGTATCTGTCGCTCCACAATGCTTTGTACAGGAGCATTCTTGATACCTGGGCGGTCAACACTGGCATCAGTCTGCAAGCCAGCAATTAGATAATCGCAGTGGTTTTTGGCTTCGGCCAACATGGCAATGTGTCCAGCATGCAGCATATCAAATTGACTGAATGTGATGCCAATCTTTTTGCCTTGAGCTTTGAGTTCTTTGATGTGATTAAATATCATGATACTTCGCTTCGTCCGTTACCAATATCTTTGCTTTGTACCCAGATACCTGAGTTTTTGATAGCTTGCTCTTGTTCCCACGTTTCCATTACAACATGTCTACAGACATTTTGGAACCACTGGTCTACGATGTCTGCATCTATTTTGCCTTGATATCCGGCTTTGATCAATCTAGCAACAAATATCTCGTTCCAATCTAGTTCAAACGCTCCTTGATGCAGATTAACAGGGTCAATATCCATGCCTAGCACAGCAACATAAGGTTCTCCTGCTTCTGTAGCCAATTGCTTGGCAGACTTTTCTAGAGCCTTGGTCTTTGGCTTTGATGTTGGTTCGGGCCTTGTTTGTGTGGACTGTGGATTTACGTTGGCTTTTGAGCCAAACAAACTTTTGATCTTGTCAAACATTTATTTCCCCCAACCATTGCCCCAAAGGTCCACGTGCAGACGCGGACTGTACCAGTAGCCTCGGCGCAGTGCCTCGTCAGCTACATTGATTCTGTTGCCATCGTACACACTAACCACACCACCCACTGGCATCACAAACACAGGGCCGGCAAAACCTGCCAAGCGATACTCATCTACTGCCTGATCCAGTTCATCAAAGTCTGCAATTTTTTCCACCACAAACTTGAGATAAGCGATGCCATGTGTTTCGTAGTCAAACACAATTTCTGGACGGATC